ATGATTTGGGCTGGACTGGCCCATGAAGACCCAGATCTTACACCCGAAAAGGTCATGGATTTGGTAGATGAGTATTCAGACATTCAGACTGTACTCACAGCAATGGGCGAGGCATTTCAAGCTGCATTTGGACCGAATAAGGAAGATACGAAGCAGGAAAAAAACAAGTAGAGGGTGGCGGGCAGGAGTTTTCCGTCGAAGAAGCTCTTAAAACCGCTACCCTCATTGGCATATCTCTATTGGAATTCTGGGAAATCACGCCTTACGAATTTTTTCTCAAAGTTGATGCTTATTCAAAAAAGAAAATTGAACACACAAAAGAACAAATAACAATAGCGTACTTAAATGCCTTGTGGACAATTCAATGGCTCGGGAAGCGGCATAATCATCCAAGGCCATTGAAAGAGATATTGGACAGTATAGGCAAAGAGAAAAGAGAAATGACAGACGAGGAAATGTTTGAACGTGTTAAAGCACTTAATGTATTATTCGGTGGGGAGGTGAAAACAGTTGGCAAGAAGCAATTTTATAGTTAGAGGCGGAGCAGACTTCTCTAATCTCAATAAAGCACTAACCCAAACTCAAACCAAACTAAAAACCTTCGAAACCTCTGTCAATAAATCAATGGCAAAAACACAGTCAAGCATAAAGAACTTCCAAGCACCAATAAATAAATTTCTGACGGCATTCGGTGTGGCTCTAAGCAGCGTAGCTATAGCAAAAACCATTAAATCCTCAACACAGATGGCAATGACAGTAGAATCGTCAATGGACAACATCCACCGAAACATGGGCAAGGCAGCAGAAAGCTATCAGGAATTTGTCAATACGCAAGCAAAGGCACTGGGAATGGCTCGCAAGGATGCCTACGCTTATGGGTCAACATTTTCTAATCTGTTAGGAAGCTTTATGACCGACACGCAGCAAGTAGAAAGCGAAACCGAAAACCTTATGAAGGCAGCGGCCGTAATCTCTAGCAAGACAGGCCGCACATATGAAGATGTTGCTAACCGTATCCGCTCAGGTATGCTCGGGGGCACAGAAGCAATTGAAGATTTGGGGATTTACACAAATATTTCAATGATTGAAGCAACGGATGCTTTCAAAAAATTTGCAAACGGGAAAACGTGGAATCAACTTGACTTCAGGACACAGCAACAAATCAGACTTGCGGCAATACTTGAACAGGCGTACAAAAGGTACGGTGACACACTTGCGGATACAACACAGACGAAGCAAGCTCGGTTCTTGGCAAGCTTAGAGAACATTAAATTAAACTTAGGTCAAGCGTTTTTGCCAATTTATAATGCGGTATTACCGGCACTTACAGCACTCGCAAACAAACTTGAGAAAATTACAGCACGATTGGCGGTTATATCTGAATTAATCTTCGGCAAAGCAACCTCTATACAAGCGATAGAGAACCAGACCGAAGCAATAACAGATCAAGGAAATGCCATCGAAAAGGCTGGGAAGCAAGCGAAAAGGTCAATAGCAAGTTTCGACCAATTGAATATATTACAGTCTCCTAGTGGAGACAGCGGTGGAGGAAGCACAGCAACAACCAAACCCAAAACACCGCAGGAAGTTGAAAAAACTATCAACAAGGTTAATTCGATATTCGATGAGCTATTCGATGAGTTACAACAGAAATACCCGGTAATTTTTGACCTTGCCGCAGAAAGAGCACGACTCACAAGAGAAATGATAGACATAGTGGCTGATATTGCTTCTGTTTTCAGAAGCGACACAGCCAAAAAGATAGGTGAAAATCTTAGAAGCATATTCTCTGAAAGTTTCGAATTCATACTTGAAATGAGCTTGCGGTTCGGCAACGACTTCATGGAAGTTATTATTACGGCTATAAGCAACAACAAAGAAAATCTAAAGTCAGTCTTAAATGATACTCTATCTGCGACACAAACTGTCACAGGAGCTATCAGAGACTTCTTGAGCGATGTGTTTGACCACATACGAAAACGCTACGACGAATATATTGAGCCTGCTATAGACAATTTCGGAGAGGGTTTCAACACTGTATTTACGAAAATTTCGGGAGCTTACGCACAATATCTTGCCCCAACAATCAACAAAATAGCTGACCAGTTCAGCAAGCTGATTGAGGACTACACCAAGCCTCTAGCAAAAAATATAATAGATTTTGGTGGCTCAGTAATTGAACTAATATCGAAATTATACAAGCACATTTCGCCTTTTGTCGGGTGGATAGGCAGCTTTGTAGTAATAGCAATATCTAATGCTCTAAGGTCGATATGGGAAATATTCGAGTTTGTAACTAAAATTATAACAACTAGACTTAAAGCTTTATTTGGTGTTTTGCACGGACTGACAGAATTTTTAAATGGTGCTTTCACCGGGGATTGGGATAGAGCTTGGAGAGGAATACGAAAAATTATTGATTCTTGGTGGGAAGGTGTTACTTCTCAGCTTAGCATAATTAAGGAGACTATAACAAGCAATTTTGACGATGCTCTGGTAGGCGTAAAGGACATTGTGAAAAGCGGTTTGGAAGGAGTTGAAACAATATTCGGATCCTTCGTTGACCGAATAGGCAAAATTTTTACTCCTGTCAAAGAGACTTTTGAGCGCTTAGGGGATACTATAAAAACATCCTTTAAGAATGCTCTAAACGCTGTAATTCAACAATTTAACAAGTTTATTGGCTGGATTAACGACAGAATGAAATTTTCTTGGGACGGTTTGAAAATCGCCGGAAAGACTATTTTTGAAGGCGGCAGCGTGCAGCTTGCAAAAGTACCTACTATTCCTCAACTTGCAAGGGGAGGTATTGTTGACAGTCCAACGCTTGCAATGATAGGTGAAGCAGGAAAGGAGGCAGTTATGCCTCTTGAAAATAACACGGGTTGGATGGATACATTGGCGCAAAAGGTGGCATCAGCTGTGTCTCAAGCAGTTAGCACTAACGGTAATAATATCGGCGATATAGTAATAAAATTCGAGGAAATGACACTTGGAAGAGCAGCTATAAAATCTATCAATGCAGTACAACGCAATGCTGGCACAACATTGCTAATAGTGTAAAGAAGGTGATACAGTGCAGCTTAAAATTAATAATACAGTTGTAGCAGCACCGTCAGAATTTTCCGTGACGGTGCTTGATTTAGATAATGGTGAAAGTACCGTCAGAACTGCTGATGGTACACTTAATAGAGATAGAATTGCGGTCAAGAGACAGCTTGATATCACTTGGCCGCCACTAAAATGGGTAGACACATCAGCACTCTTACAAGCCATGCAAAATACGTTTTTCAGTGTATATTATCCTGATCCTATGATTGGGGATTATACAACTAAAACATTTTATGTTGGAAATAGACCAGTTCCAGTTGTAATCGTGAAGGGTAGTGAAATATATTGGGGTGGCCTCAAAGTCACTCTGATTGAAAGGTAGGTGATGCAAGTGTACAGTACATCACAAAAATACAAAGACTATATCAATTCCTCAAACCGACAATTTGAAGTGCAGGCAATCATCAATAATTTTATATATGGTAGTGATGAAGTTATAGATTTCACCATTGATGATATGCTTACCGGCGGGGACGAATTGACACTTGGGACTGTAATTCCAGCAAAATTAAGTATCAAAATAAAGACTACAAACTCAATATCAACGAACGCAAAAATAGTACCTGCACTAAGATTGAATGGTCCTGATGGGTATACTGAATGGATACCTATGGGTGAATTCTATATTGACTCTCGGCAATATCAAAACGGGATCTGGACTTTCAGTTGCGTTGACAAACTTATTACAACAGAGCAGCCTTACGTATCAAACTTGACCTACCCTGTAGCTATGAGTGATGTTTTCGAAGAAATATTAGATATACTGGGAATTGAATCGGATGTAGTGATTAATTCTACATTCCAGATTCCTTACAAAGATGAGACAATAAGCATAAGGGATATGCTGTCCTGTATCGCCTCGGCACATGGTGCGAATGTGAAAATGAACAGAGAAGGGAAACTTATCTTTGTTCCTCTTTCTCCTTCATTGCCAGTAGCGACTATAACGGCATCAAATTATATTAGAGCAGAACAAACGAATCCTCAAAAGTCGTATACGAAACTTGAAGTAATACACAATGCAGAAGGTGAAACACTTAGTAGAGGCACAGGGAGTGAAGATAACACATTGAAATTTGAAAACCGCTTCATGTTCATAGAACAAAGCCAGTTTGATAATGCTTTTTCAGTCATGAACGGATTTTCTTATGTGCCATATAGTATGACTTGGACTGGTAGACCTGATTTGGACGTTGGCGATGCTATTAAGATAGTATTGCTTGACGGTACCGAGATAACTTCTATTTTGGCCGTAAACAGAATAAGCTTCAAAGGTGGATTACTTCAACAGAGTTCTGCACCTTCCAAGAGCGAACAGCAGAGTGAATTTCAGTTTCAAGGCTCTATAACAAAACAATTAGCACAGAGACTTGTAAAAGACCACACGTATAACGGTGTTTCCTTTGGACCTCAGTACGGGGTGCGGGTCGAAGATAGTGCAAAATACATGAGGTTAGAAATGAACGCCCTGGACGGGTACAAAATGTACTTGAGTGATGATGCCGGGAATAGCTGGGAAGCTGTATTCTATATAATTGTAGAGGATGGCAAACCAAGGCTATATCTTGGTGGCAATGCGGAATTTCAAGGACTTGTGAAAGCTAGTGAATTCCTGGGCGGGAAAATTGAAATTATTAAAGATGGTGGGCTTGAGCGGTACATTATTGACGAAACAGAAGGTTTCAGGTGTCAAAGGAGAGACTCACCTGAAGACACGTGGGAAGATGCTATTTGGATGCAGAACGGAAGTGCTAACTTCACAGGGGTTATCACGGGGGGAATTATACGAACTGCGGCAAGTGGGGCAAGGATAGAGATTAGTAACAATCAAATCAAGACATATAATTTTGATGAACAGTTGCAGGGGTTTGCAACAAATAATTACGGACAACAATATGGGGATGTACATGTTTATGATGGGGATGTTGTAGTGTTCGAAATATATAATAACTTTTTCGGTAATGGTGTTTCTTTGCGACCTGCAAACGGAGCCGAATTATCAATTGGTGCTGTTGGACATAATACACGTTTTTTCGGCAATGTTGCTGATTATATATGGCATGGGACGCAAGCTGAAGCTGAGGCAAAAACAGACTGGATAGACGGCCAATATGCAGATATCGAATCTGCAAAAACCGTAATAGGCGATAAAATCGTATTCCCTTTGCCTGAAAACATTGATGAAACAGGGGTTGACACTCCCTTAAAAATCGCTAATCGTTTGAACGAAATTGGGTGGTTGTGTAATAGACTGACTGCAAGGATGAATACACTTATACATTACATGACCGAGATCACAGAGGAAATGGAAACAGATCCAAATCTATAGGGGTGGTTGAATGTTGTATAGATATACGACAAGTGGCACTGATACGTACGGCTATCCTTACTACTTCTTTTTCAGATATTCTGCAGGGTCAACTGTATACGAACGTCGATATTACACTACTGAAAAATTCAGGGTGGATTATCGAGAAAATAATAAAGCAGATATAAGATTTGATTCAGAATGGGTAGACGGTCGGAGAATGGTGTATTATTTACAAGTCTATAGGAATGGTATATTCTATCGAGAGGAAACAGATTCTGTATCTTATATAAGATACGGATCGTTCAATAATTTTGAAATACTTGGTGCTAATTACTATGTCACCTTACTAGACGGTGTAACAGTAGTATACACTCCACAGGGCCTTGCAAAATTTGAGCGACCACAATTACACGTATACAGAAGAAATAAATTGAAAAGAAAAAGAATCTTATATAGATACAGTAAGACGGAAGGAAGATTAATACCAACACCTTGAAAAAGACTTGCAGAAATTATATAATTAAATTGTAAAAATATATCAAGGGAGGGGTTATGATGAAAAAAATATTAATAGGTTTTATTTTGGGAGCAATCACAGCAACACCTGTTGCAGTTATAGCAACAACACAGGATATGTTCACCGCTCAAAGAGCGACATTCGAAATAGAAATTAACGGGGAAAAGTTTGAAGGCGAAAACCCACCGGTGGTTATAGAGGGTAGGACCTATTTGGCATTACGAGACACCGGTGAAGCTTTGGGTGTGTCGGTGGAATGGAATGAAATAGAAAGAAAAGTTGAGATTGGTGGGAACGTTGAGTCTACGGCAGAACCTAAAACAGAGCCAACAGCAACCCCTGTATCTGAATCAACAGCAGAGCCAACACAAACAAATATACCAAATCCAACACCGGAGGTGATTGAGAAAATGAAATCACTTGGGTTATTTAAAATACGTTCTGAATCGCTAGACGGTATGTTAGAAGACATGGAATCAATATATGAATACAAAGGAGAAATATATCTCTCTCGTAGGGCTTTTGGATCTTACGGATCCTATAACGGTACCGAACTTAGGATTAAACTACCAGGACAAGAAAGCAAGTGCATAATTAAAAATAAGAGAATCGTACCAGAATATGCACATCGGGATTTAAGAGTTTCTAGTGATGTGGTTGTCAAGCTTTCTGCTTTCAACTTAAAAGCACGATTAGACTACGAAACAAGCACTTGCTGGATAGAATGGATTGAAGAGCCGTAAGGCTTTTCTTTTTACTCAGAAGCCTTTTTGGCTTCTTTTTTTTATAC